GGCGCAGAAGCAAAGGATATGACCCACGCAGTCAAGATGTTAAATTATGCAAACAAAAACACATTACTTGTTCTCATCTCACAGCAACGAAATCAATTTGGATCTATGCATGCTAGTCACATCCCCACAGGTGGCATGGCAGTCAAGTTCTTTTCTTCCACTGTCATTAAACTCTGGTCGTCTGAAGCTGAGGCGAATGCTATTAAAGCTGGGATTAAAGTTGGCGACAAAATCATTGAACAAAGAGTTGGACGACCAGTTAATTGGATTATTGATTACAACAAACTCGGGCCCCCAAATTTATCGGGACAGTACGACTTTTACTACCAAGGGGAAACTCTTGGTGTAGACAGAGTAGGAGAAACACTTGACGTTGCAGAAATGTGCGGGATAGTAGAAAAGGGTGGAGCATGGTATACAGTAAATGGAGAACGTTTTCAAGGACGTGCAAAAGCTGTAGCATATTTGAAGGAAAATCAAGATGTTGTAGACAACTTAGTAGGAGAAATAAATGCCAGATCTTAATGAATTTTTTAATAAGCCGACTGAAAAATTAGACCCATACAATCTAGAAAAGCTTGGCGGAAAAAGGCCATGCTCAAAATGTGATGAAGATGTTGAAGGAGCCTTCTGGGACCCACTTGATATGGTAATGTCTTGGAGATGTTCTAGTGGTCACGAAACAATATTTAAGGTTGGATAATGTCAGAAAGATCTGAAGTAAAACGTGATGGCGCAAAAGCTCAAAAAAACAGTGGGCGTGGAGATTATCAAAAAGGTGACGCACAGTGGAAACAATTCTTAGTTGACTATAAAGAAGCAGGAAAGTCCTTTGCTTTAAATAAAGATAACTGGGCAAAGATATGCACAGATACATTTAAAGTAAATAGAGATATGCATCCAGCATTAAAAGTTATTATTGGTAAGGAATCCAAGGTTCGTCTTGGAATTATTGAATGGGCAGTTCTAGAGGAACTGATCCAATTTTGGGAGGACAACCATGATTAAAGAAGTATTTTTAACAACACTAACAGGTATGGGTGTTGGAGCCGTGTTTAGTATATTCAGGCTTCCAGTACCAGCCCCACCAGTATTTGCTGGACTTATGGGAATATTTGGTTTGTGGATGGGTTATGGTTTAGTTCAAAGGATTCTTTCATGACACAAGATAAAAACACATTAGAGCTAATAAGCGACATTACAGAGTTTAATGATCTGCACGAGTTTATGAAAGACGAACACTTGGATAAAGCTTTGGCAATTGTTGTAAAGTTATTAATGAATCCAGATGTTCCTTCTGCGAAGGCACCAATGCTTATTATGGAGCTTCAGGCAATGTCCACCAAGTTTGCTGTTATGTCATCAGTGTATTCAACTATCGCTAAAGATAAAGCGGGAACAGTTAATAATAATAAGAAGAACGTTTACTATTCAGTAAAGGAGTCCATAGACAAACTTGTAGATGCACTTAAGTATGTCGTTAGGTATAATTCATAATGGGTAGAGACATAGTAAAGAATCTTAAGTTTAAAAAACACACAGGCAAGTTCTTTGATCCAGAACGCTTTGCCGCATTGCTTGATGAGTCATATAGAAATACAAAACGTGCAGATGGAGAGATGACAAAGAAGTCATTTAGTCCAAGCTCGTTGGGGTATGGACATGGAACATGCCCAAGATACTGGTATATGGCTTTTAGCGGAGCAATGTTTATTGATGATAACGATGCTGTTGCTGTTGCTAATATGGCTCAAGGAACTCAGGCTCACGAAAGACTACAGAATTTAATTAAGACAATGCCAGAATGGAGAGCGGAAGAAGAAGAGATCATTAATGAGTATCCGCCTATTCGTGGTTTTATTGACTTAATTATGGAGTATGATGGCGAGACTGTCATTGGAGAAATTAAAACGGCAAAGCAAGAAGTATGGGATACAAGGCAGGCTGAGATGAAGTCATCTGCTAATCATATGTTACAGTTGCTTACCTATATGAAGCTTAAGAATGCAAAGGAAGGATTCTTCCTATATGAAAATAAAAATACTCAAGAGATATTAATTATTCCAGTATCTATGAACGAAAAGAATACTCAGATAATTGAAGACACATTTATATGGATGCAGGAAGTCTGGGATAATTTTAAAGATGGAGATCTTCCTATGCGTCCAATTGGGGCAACCAAATCAAAGATGCCCTGTACGTATTGTCCAATTAAAAAAGAATGTTATTCTAAAGAAACTCCAGTAGGCACAGTTCAAATAGAAAAGTTTGAGGTTCCAAAGTTATGATTTGTGGAAATAAAGAATGTGCTAAAAACTTTGATGCTAAAACGCATAATCAAAAATATTGTTCTGATGAATGCTGCAGAGTTGCAACAAACAGAAGAATTATGGAAAAGTATTATGAAAAGAAAGCAATTAGAAATGGTGCTTTTAGGGGATGCTCTAAGTGTAAAATTCAGTTGAGCAGGTATAATCAGTCTAACATATGTTCGGCATGTGAAAAAAAGATTAACCTATCTAATAAAAATAAATTGATTGGCATGATTGATGACGTTAGCTAGCCTAAAAAAGACGCAGGCAAATAGAGTGCTTGGAATAGATGCCTCTACTAACTCTATAGCTTTTTGTCTAATGGAAAATGATGTCCCCCTAAAATGGGGCAAGATCAATCTAACAGGCAATGACATATACGAAAAAATATATGATGCTAAACGTAAAATGGGTGTGATGTTAGATGAATTAAAGTCTGACTATATAGTTGTAGAGGGAGCAATCCTTGTCAGATCACCAGATGCTGTGATAAAATTGTCTTATGTATATGGTGTTGTTATTGCTGAGCTTATGTCTACTGGAGCTAAGGTTATCACTATTTCTCCTACCGCTTGGCAAGCTTATATTGGAAACAAAAATCCAACAAAGGATGAAAAGTCGGCAATAAGATTAAAGAATCCAGGGTATGCAGATTCATGGTACAAGACACAGTTAAGGAATATGCGTAAAGAAAGAACGGTTGACTATTTTAATAACAAATATAGACTATCTTTAGAAGATTTTGATGTAGCAGATTCATTTGGAATTGCTCATTATGCAAATAAGGTGCTGACAGAACGATGAAACTATATCAAAGCAAGGATTGGTTGTATAGAAGATATGTTGTGCAAAAGAAAACAGTTACAGAAATAGGTAAAGAGTGTGGTGTTTCTGCTATGACAATACAAAGATACCTAGAGCAGTTTGGTTTAATTAAAAAGAGATGAAGTTTACACATAAAGTTTTTCATTTAGAAGGTGATCAGTCGAGAGACTCTGCTGTTAAATCCATTAATGAGTACATGTCTTCTTATTCAAAATTATTAATTACCCCAACCATTAAAATATCTAATAAAGAACAATATGACACATTTCTTGAATTAAATCCAGGCTTTGTGCCAGATCCTTACGGTTATAGTCTTCATGGTGAACAGGGCTGGCGGTTTGGAGAAATTGGAATTTGGGCAAGCAACTGGACGGCATGGAATAACTTCTTAAAGTCAGATGCAGACTATCTGATATTGATGGAAGATGACATTGCCTATAGCAGTGGTTTTATGGAAATTATAATTAACTATATGTCTCAGCTTCCAGAAGGATGGGAAGCATTTCATGCATTTTCACCAGCAGATCAATTTGGAAAATATAGAGAGTTACATGATTTTGGTTCAGACGATATTTGTGTTGCATATCAAGACTGGTCGTGCCTGTGTTATATAATTACTAAAGATGCTGCTAGGAAAATGATAGATAATTCTAATATGTTTAATTTACCATTAGACTGGTACATGTTTAGACAGCACCATTTATTTAAGACTTATTCAATAAAGCCATCATCTGAATTTCCATGTACATTATTACCAACTGAATCAACATTTCAGACTAAACAGAAAAGAGAAATAATAAATGGGATACTCTAATCCAGAAAACAAGCCGTGGGCACAACAAAAAATAATTGAATTAAAACCAACAACTGTACTAGATGTAGGAGCTGGACAAGGAACCTATCTTAATCTAATTAGAGATGGGTTAGGGGCTGGTGTTATAGTAAACGCCGTAGAAATATGGCAACCGTACATAGATCAATTTAATTTAGAGAATAGATACGACAATCTATTTGCTATTGATGTAAGAGAAATGACTAACTTTAAATATGACCTTGTTATTCTTGGAGACATACTTGAGCATATGTCAGAGTCTGATGCAGTTGAATTATGGTCTAAAATATCTAAAGAAGCTAAGTATGCAATGATATCAATCCCAATTATTCATTATCATCAAGATGCAATCAACGGAAACCCATATGAGGTACACGTAGAAGAAGACTGGACTGTAGAAAAAGTATTGGAAAAATTTAGCCATATCACAGAACACAAGAAGTTTGAGGTGACTGGAACATTTATTGCGGAATTTAATAATGACAATTCCTAAAATAATTTGGCAGACCTATAAAAACCCATACGATCTTCTGGCTCCTTATATGAAGGACGCTATTCAAACCTGGAAAGATCTAAATCCAGAGTATGAGTGGAAGTATATGGACGATGAAGAAGCTGCAGAGTTTATTAAAAGAGAATATGGACAAGAGTGGCATGATATATTTATAAACTTACCAGTTGGAGTTATGCGTGGAGACTTATGGAGATACATGATTGTCTATAAATATGGTGGAGTATATGCAGACTTAGACACAGAATGCTTAATTCCTGTATCTACTTGGATGCTAGATGATAAAGACTTTATCGTATGCCCTGAAACAGATCATCATTTTTGTCAGTGGACCTTTGCAGCATCTCCAGGACACCCAATATTAAAGTCAGTGCTAGACCTAATTAAGCAAAGGTTGCTGAATCCAGAGTACGGATCAGAGCATTTTGTCCATACGCACACTGGCCCAGCTATATGGACAGATGGAATTAATAAAGCATTAGACATTAAAGTAAAAAATCTAATAGATGATTCGGACTTGTTAAACATGTCCGATAATGCTAAACTATACAAGTTCCATTGTTACGGTAAAGAACAATGGAGAATCTTTCACTTTGAATCTGTAAAACATATTTATGGAAGCCAAAAGTGGAATGATGGTAATTATGTTCAATGGATTGAAGATCCAATGGTGAGAGGAACTAGATAATGGCGGGAACAGATTATCCAAACAAGGATAGCTATCAATCATGGGTAACAGACTTACAATTAATTGCAACTGATGCGCCATCTGGTCATAAGATTATTAGAGAATGTCTTGATATGGCTGAGATGTTAATCAATAAAAACATCTCATATGGAGACTCAGCATTAAGCCCAATTAGAATATTTTCTCAGGCGGATAATCAAGAGCAGATCAAAATTAGAATTGACGATAAGATTAACCGAATAAAGAATGGTTCTGGATTTGCAGGAGATAATGATATTGACGACATGATTGGTTATTTAATCTTACTTAAAATTGCTAAGAAACTTGCTATTTCAGTCGACTAGAAGTATAATAATACTATATGGAAATTGAATTAGCAGATCATTATGATCGCATGAATAAAGTAGTTGAAGAACTACTTAAAGGTAACAATCCCACAGCGATAGCAAGCCTTACTGGATTTAAACGTGCAGAGGTTGTTGAGCTTATTGGAGAGTGGAAATCCGTTGTACACAACGATACGTCTTCAAGGGAACGTGCAAAAGAAGCAATCTCTGGGGCAGACCAACACTACGCAATGCTTATTAAAGAGGCCTGGAAGACCGTAGAGGACGCAGATCAATCTGGTCAACTAAATGTTAAGGCCAATGCACTAAAACTTATTTCAGACATTGAAACAAAAAGAATTGGAATGTTGCAACAAGTAGGTCTGCTAGACAACGCAGAGCTTGCAGGACAAATTGCAGATACTGAACGCAAGCAGGACATCCTAGTAAGAATATTAAAAGAAGTTACTTCTGGGTGCCCGAAATGTAAAATGGATGTAGCTAAAAGACTTTCACAAATTACAGGAATTATTGAGTCCGTTGTAATTGAGGATGCTGATGTCGTTTGATTTTTCAGATTTAATTGACATACTTGACGGAGAAGAGTTTGACGAAAAGCCTGTTGATTTAAGAACATTTGTAAATGGCCCACAGTACTTGGGCCTGCCACCTTTATCTGAATTTCAGTATACATTAATTGAAAAAAGCTCTCAAATTTATAAAGAGGCCACCCTCATTAAACTTTTTGGCGAAGAAGAGGGAAGAATCAGATCAAAGCAAACAGCAAATGAAGTTGTTGCTCAGCTAGGCAAAGGTTCTGGAAAAGATTACTGTTCAACAATTGCCGTAGCATATATAGTTTATCTATTGTTATGCCTAAAAGATCCAGCCACATATTACGGAAAGCCTCCTGGTGATAGCATTGATATCATTAACATTGCAATTAACTCACAGCAAGCAAACAATGTTTTCTTCAAAGGATTTAAAACAAGAATTGATAAGTCACCCTGGTTTGTTGGAAGATATAACGCTAAAGCTTCAGAAGTTCAATT